CCAACTTAAACCCCATGTTGTCCTATGATGTAGTATATGAAGGAACGGCAACAGTCAACTACTCAGGTTCACCACAGAATGAAATAGTTTCATATAGTGGAGGGACTCAAGTATTTAAAGTATATAACGGATAATGATTAAAATAGAAAATCTAAAGTTTAATAAGGCAACCTTATCTTCTTTTAGTGAGGTTATCAATAAAAATGTGCCCTTCATTAGTTGGGGTATGGACAATCAATTCGTTAATGAATTATACCTTTTAAATGACGCCAGTCCAATCCAAAACGCATGTGTGAGGAGTAAGGTAGATAACTCAGTTGGAATGGGTTACATCAACGATTATAAGGTTAATACAAAAGAAAATCTTAATGATATCGCCAAGAAAATCTACTATGAATTTATCACAACTGGTAATGTCTTTTTGGAGGTTGTTTGGAAGCAAGACAGAAGCCAAGGATTAGCTGGTATGTATCTAATTCCTTCAAGATATATGAGATTACACAAACCTGAAGAAATGGGTGGAGATGTAACAAAATATCTTTATTGTCGTGATTGGGTAAATTGGAGAAAAGCTGGTATGGTTGAGTTCTCTGAATTTAATCCAATGAACTTTACAGATAGACAAATTGTCCACATTAAGAATTTTCAGAGTGGATATGATTACTACGGAGTTCCTGATTGGTTATCGGTAATCAACGATGTAAGATTGAACCACGAGATTACTGTGTATAACTTAAGCCATATCCAAAATGGATTAAATCCATCATTATGGGTGCATTTTAATGTTCCTGCTCCTGATTCACAAAATGAACAAAACCAAATCCTTCAAGGAATTGAGAGTCGTTATGCTGGTGCAGAAAATAGTGGACGTGTTATTGTATCATACGGAGAATCAGAACAAAAACCAGAAATAACTCAAATCGCTTCAACAGTTGAAACAGGTTATTTTTCAGGAATATTTGAATTGGTTCAAAAACAAATAATGTCAGGTCATAAGATTATTGATGGGTCTCTTATCGGATTACCAAACCCTGGTGGTTTTACCTCATCAGCAGACCAATTGGAAACCACCTACAAGTTGTTTATGTCAACATCAATTAAACCACTTCAGAATTTCATCAATCGTGAGTTGACCCCAATCATTCAACTTATTTATCCTGATGAAACGATAAGTTTAGTTATAGAACAAAACCAAATATTATAATGAATAAGGTATTATTAATTTCAGAGGATTTACTTAAAACAAATACACCAATATCAGAAAACGTTCAATCTGATGAACTACGATTTGGTATTATTCAAGCTCAAGCAATATTCCTTCAGGAATCGTTGGGAACAAATCTTTATCAAGAAATGTTAAATTTGGTTGATACTGGTGCTATTTCAAGTCCTTCAAATGTTGTATATAAGAATCTCTTGGACACTTATATTCAACCAATGTTAATTACCTACGCATACTACCTTGTAATTGATAATTTCTACGTTAAATTCGTTTCTGTTGGTTTAACACAAAACAGAAGTGAACAGGGTGATAAGATTGACCATAGAACATTCCAATATCTTAAGTCAAACGCAAAACAACAAGCAGAGTACAATGACAATCTATTAAGAAGACATTTAATATTCCGTAGTGGATTATATCCTGAGTATAACTCTGGAAACTTAAATGATGGTCAATTACCTCCAATTCCAGCTACCCCATTCCAATCACCAATTACAGTTCCAACTAATGGTTATGCTTTTTCAGGAAAATGGAGGTCAGCGGGTAATGGATGTTTTAATGCGATGGGGCCTTTATGCGCTGGTAGTCCATTTCCGACATGGTATGGACACACTAGTAATTCAGGTGGCGTTCGTTAATAATTTCTTACGACTTTCAGAAATATAACGACTAGCTGTATTAATAAGTTTTTTGTGGTCTTCTGAGTTCATTAAATTAGGTTTGCGACCATAACTACCCATCGCATTATAAAACCCCAATTTAACCGCATTAGATTGATTCTCAGATAGATTCCAATTCTTTATAATTGGTTCAATATATTCAAAACAAAACCTTTTCTTTGATTGTCTTTTTTTCATACAACAAAGATATGCAAAATATTTTATTACACCAAATTATGTTTCATCATAAATTGCTCGTGAATAGTAAATTCGCTATCAAGTTTATATCCAATATTTTTTAACAAACAATCAGCAGATACTTTTTCTTCAAGAATGGTATTCTCTTTAATTAGTTTATAGTCAATAACATTATCTGTTGAATTTCTTGAGTTTAAGTTTTTGATGTAAATTTTAAGGCATTCTCTACATCTGTGGTCATAACCGTCATAATTACTTGTTCTTTTGTTAAATTCGGTTACTTCTTTTTCAAGTTGGCATCCTCGGCATTTTTTCATAAAAAAAGGGTTTAATATTAAATACTAAACCCTGAAACTATAGGGAACACCATTATTTTGTTGGAGGGACAAACTTAACGGACTCTAAACCCTTTTTGTTTAGATGTTCTTCAATCGTATCTAATCGTATTCCAAGTTCTTTAGAATATCCCATTTCAACATAATCTACAATTACATTTGTAATTGCGACAAGTTCTTTTAGTGTTAAACACTTTCCACAAGTGCTTGACCATTCGTTGATTAATTTTAGCGAGCTCTGAGTCGCAATTTGTCTTTCTTTTGATTGTTGTGCCATATTATTTTTCTTTATTTCTTTCTACAAAGATAAGAAATTAAATTGAAACTAACAAAAAAAAATCCCCCTCCTAAAAAAAAAAGATGAAACAGAATACAGCAATGGGTGGAGGGGGATTATGGAAACAATATGAGCCATTGTCATTTATAAATATAGTAATATTTTTCAATGAAAACAATCTATAGGTTATGTTTTTTATTGAACTGAATGTGGATGGGGACATCAGAATCAAAATCATATCCTAACCTTATTAGGAGCTCCTTGGCTTCTTTAAAATCATTTTCGGTAAGTGGGTTAAGCTTTAAATAGTTCGTTGAACTGTCGTCATCTTTTTCATGTTTATTGAAGTGTAGTTTACATCTACTATCCTTACCAAACGGACTATTCTTTTTATTATAAAATTCTGTTTCAGGTCTGTGTTTCCCACAAGAACGACAGAACAAATGCCATTGTCCATCTTCTCCCATATATCTTCTTGATATTGTTTGCTCATTCATATCTATAAATATAAGAAAAATGAAAATAATTTAAAATAATTGAAAATAATTTGGTATATTTGTAGATTATATTATATTTATTAGAAACAACAGGACACAATATGAAAGAAACAGAAAAACCAAAACAAGTTATTACCGAGAAAGGTAAGACCACCAAAGACTATATGGTGTTGAAACAACAAGAATACTATAGTCAAAAATCATTAGAGAAACAAATAAACAAATTTTACAGAATTAAAGATTAATCATGGGAAGACAAAAATTAACGGAATGCAAAGTTCGCAGAATCAAGAAACTATTACTTGAAGGAGAATTAACAAAGACTGCAATTGGAGAAATGTATGGTGTAAGTAGGAGCCAAGTATGCAAGATAAATAAAGGAGTAACAGAACCTGACCACAAAAACGCTCGTTGGAGTGATATAAACTAATATGAAAAAGAAAGAAGAAAGAATTGCATTTAACTTTTATAAAAGTTATTTCACATCATTAGAATTATTAGATGATTCTGAGAAGCTTGAATTTTTACTTGGGTTGTTTAATAGACAATTCTATGGTGTTGAACCAGAGTTATCAAAACTACCCCAAATGGTTTATATGACACAGAAACATTCTGTTGATAGACAGGTTGAAGGGTGGGAGTCAAAAACTAAAACAAAACTAACACCTCCTGTAGGGTCTAGGGTAGGCCCTACACAAGGGTCTAGTGAAGGGGGTTATGAAGGTAAATTAAAAAACCCTGTTCTTGATATAGTTATGACTACCGAAGGCCCTATCGGAGGGCCTACCGAAGGCCCTTACCAACAAGAGCAAGAGCAAGAGAAAGGGAAAGAGAAAGAGCAAGTAGAAGAACTAGATATGTATTCATTAAAAGCGCAAACACTTTTAGATAAATATTTGAAATAATGAAAGACCTAACTAATATACCAGAACGATTCCATTGTTTATTTACAAGCGATTGGAATAAAGGAATTGATAGTGAATTAAAATCATTTCAACGAGGAGAATTAAATAATATATTCCTTGAATATAATAAATGGGATGTTCAACGAATGATTGATTTAAAAAAAATAATTATTGAAAAACCTATTGTCGGATTCATTTAATTTTCGTATATTTATATAGTGATTGATTCTAAATAAATTTATTTAGTTTACTCTAAAACCCCTACTGCTCCCGTAGGGGTTTTTTCATATAATCAATCAATTAACATATTTATTTCAATATGAACGATAACCTAATATTAATAGTTTCCAACGCACTTACAGGAATTGCCACATTCCTTGTATCAAGGAGACAAAAACAAACTGAGTTGGAAAATTCAATATTGGATAACTTATCCAAGAGCATTGGAGTTTATCAAACAATTATACAGGATTTAAAGGAAGAGATACACCAACTTAATCTTAAAGTGGTTAAACTTGAAGAGAAGGTAACCAAGTTAATGGATGAAAATAAGAAATTAAGAAGCCAATCTAATAAATAAGTACCAAGATTTACTTATCAATTAACTACCCTTATATTTAATTATATAGGGGTTTTTTATTATTAAAATATATTAAATGGAACTAAAAGAACAAATACAGAAATACTTTAAATTAACTGATAAGGAAAAAAGTGATGTCCTTGTTCAAATAATTCATATCTATACCACACAAAATAAAATTAGATATAATGGATTAATGAAGATAAGAGACCTTATTGATATTGATATTGAGATTTATAAGGAAGAAGAAGAATTTGAATTGGTTCAAGCATTAACAGATATTAAAGAAGCAATAGCTGAAATAGAAAATGAAATGAGAAATGGACTTTAATGATTTATATATAACAAGAGATGGTAGAGTATTTTTAGATGGAATTGAAAAACCACAACATACTCATTCAAAGGGATATAAAAGAATATCATTCAACAATACAGAATATTCTGTTCACAGATTGGTAGCAATAACATATATTCCAAATCCTGAAAATAAGAAACAAATTAATCATAAAGATGGAAATAAGACCAATAATCACTACTCCAATTTAGAATGGGTTACGAATTACGAAAATCATTTACACGCAGTAGAAACAGGATTATGGGTTTATAATCATCCATACAAATATAAGAAAACATATAATAACAATGGGATGTAATTGTAAGGGAAAAGGAACAAAACAAATAACCAACAGGTTAGATTCACCTGACCATATTCAATATGGAAAAGATGTCTATAACAGGGTTGTTTTAAACAATACAACACAAGAGTTCAGTGATATGGATAAGATTGAAATTATAGGGGCTTATTCAACTCTATACCCCGCTTCAAGTCAGACACCAAGCATTGAAGATGCAATAAACAAAATCAAAGAGGGTATTGAACTTTTTGATGTGAAATATACAAGAAGAAAATAATGGAAGATAATAAAAAAGTTCGTGGAAGACCAAGATTGGAGAATACAATAAATCCAATGTGGAAAGAAATTATGTTAGAAGCAGGTAAAGATGGAAAACATCTTACAGAAGTATTAACAATTTTGAATATATCTTGGAATGGACACTATGCCTTACTCTTAAGGAACAAAGAATATTCGCAAGCCTATAGTGAATTTTTAAAATTAGCAGAAACATTTTGGTTTAATTTGGCGTATGAATCAATGGTTGAAAATAATGGTATGGGATTTAATACAAAATTGTGGGAAACTATTATGAAAAACAGATTCAAAGAGAATTGGAAAACTGAAAGACAGATAGATGTAACAACTATGGGTGAAAAGATTGGGGACGACAAAAACATTACAATAGAAATTATTAAAAATAATTTGGGGGAATCCTAATAATATTGTATTTTTGTCCTATGAAAAAATGTGGTAAATGTCAAAATATTAAAGATTATACTGAGTTCAATAAACGAACTAAAAGTTCAGATGGTTTAGCTAATATGTGTAGAGTTTGTAATTCAGCATATTTGAAAGAATATGGTAAAAAAAATAGGACAACTTTAACTCTTACAGTAAAAAAATGGAGAGAAGATAATAAAGAACATTATTCTGAATGGACTAAAAATTATTTAGATGAAACTAAAAATATTAGAAAAGAACAGAAACAAGTTTATTACAATAACAATAAATTAAAGTTTCAAGAATTATGTTCAAAATATTATCAAGAGAATAAAGAATTATTTCGTGAATACGCAAGAAAACAAAGAAAATTAAAATATAAAATTGACCCCATTTATACAACTAAGTGTATGGTTAGAAGAAGATTAGGTATGTTTTTGAAATCCAATCCAAAAAATAGTAAAACAATTGAAATGATTGGTTGTTCTTGGAATGATTTAGTAAAACATATTGAATTACAATTTAGTGAATCAATGTCTTGGGAAAATTGGACTACGGATGGATGGCATTTAGACCATATTATACCATTATCATCGGCAAAAACTGAGGAAGAAATTATTAAATTATCTCACTACACAAATCTTCAACCATTATGGGCACAAGAAAATTATAAAAAATCAAATAAAATATGAAGATTAACGCAACTATTGTATTTGAACATCTGTATGATGCAGTTCAACAAGATAAGAGATATATCTTTTTGAGGGGCTCATCTCGTTCATCAAAGACAATATCAGCGTTACAAATGATTGTCATAGAGGCTCTTAAGAACCCCAAGACGACCATAACTATTGCTCGTGAGACCCAAGTATCATTAAGACATACAATCCTTCCAGACTTCAAGTTTGTGATGGAGGAGATTGGACTATGGGATACAGGAGTATTTCAAAAACAGGAGTTTGTTTATACATTTTCAAATGGTTCAATAGTTAGGTTTATTGGATTGGATGATTCAACTGGTAAGTTAAAGGGATTCAAGTCAGACATCATTCTAATTGATGAGGTGAATACCATTGAAAAGAACTCATTCATTCAAATGGATATTCGTTGTTCAAGATACATTATGGCTCTATACAACCCCGAAATACCGATTGACTGGTGGGGATTGGAATATGAGGCAAAAGACAATGGATGTATGTTACACTCAACTTGGAGAATGAACTCCTTCCTTGATGAGAGAACAATACAAGCAATAACAGAGTTGATTGATATTGACCCTGATATGGCAAAGATATATGGTGAGGGATTAATTGTTGAACCAAGAGAAAAGATATTCACACAACCAGAAACTTATTCACAATTACCAACACACATTAAGGAAAAGTATTATGCGATTGACTTTGGTTTTAGTAATGATGAGTGTGCTGTAATTGAAGTAAATGTGGATGGTAGGAGTTTATATGTCAGACAAGTGTTATACCAATTGGGATTAACCAATGAAGACCTGGCATTCAGGTTAAAGGATTTAGGTATAGACAGGAATGTCAATATCGTTGCTGACTCAGCAGAACCCAAGTCAATAGAGGAGTTAAAACGCCAAAGGTTAAACATCAGACCAGTATCCAAGACAAGTATTTTATATGGTATACAAAAGATGAAACAATTTAAGATATATCTACACGAAGAAAGTGTGGATTTAATAAGTGAATTTTCAAATTATAAATTCAAGAAAGATAGGACAGGAGCCATAACAAACACGACTACAGGTAAAGACCACGGCATTGATGCCCTGAAATATGCTGTAGTTCAATTTTTAGACAAACCAAAAAGCAAAATAACAATAGTATGATAGAATTAGTTGTAGACAATGAAGTAGTAAATGTCCCTGAAGAGATTAACATCGGGATGTATCAACAGATTAATTTAAATCCAGTGAAGTATAAGAACCCACTTCAACTGATAAGTCTATTCACCAATATGACCATTCACGAATTAAAGAACCTACAGAAAGAACAAGTAGAATTGATTGAAGGTTTTTTATCATCAAGGTTAGTATTTCCTGAAGATAACAAATTGGTAATGACTTTTGAACATGATGGTGTTGAATATGGATTGGAGAATGACTGGTCTAAACTAGCATTTGGGGCATGGGTAGATTTTGAGGTATATTGTGCTGATGATAAGATATACGATAACCTACATAGAATTATGGCAGTTCTGTATAGACCTGTAATATCAAAAGACAAGAAGAACCCATTAAAGTATAAGATTGCCCCATACAAATCAGAAGAGATTGAAGAAAGAGCTGAGATAATGAAACTTGTCCCTGTATCAATATGGATGGGTGCGTCGGTTTTTTTTTTGGAAATCGTAAACATATACATAACCTCTATAAAGAATTCTTTGGAATTGACCCTGAAGATACAACAGAGGACAACAAAGGCGTGGAAGATGATGCCGAAGTGGATACAAAAGGTTCTACCGCTAGATTCTATTTCACCCTCACTTACCGACTCGCAAAAGAAGATGTTACAAAACTTAACCAAGTAGAGAACACAAACTTATATTTATGTCTAAACACTGCGTCACTTATGAAAGATGAGATTGAAAGACAGAAACAAGAGATGAAAAAGTTGGAGAAGAAAACGCAGATGAAATAAAGATTATATTATTTATAAAAGATGAATTATCAAAACTTTACACCACAATATATTACCTATCATAAGATTATAGATTTTATGCAATCGGTGCAACAAGCATCCCCAAGACTAAAGAGTTTTGGACATGGTGATATTGTGTATTTTTCACAAACATTAACTGGTGGTACCGCAACATATCCTTATATGTTTGTAACTCCAATGAGCATATCCTATGCTGAAAATACGACTCAGTATCAGTTAAATGTTATATTTGGTGATATAGTGAATACGGATTTATCAAATGAGATTGATGTTGTATCTGATATGTCTTTGGAAGCAAGAAACCTCTTATCACAGATATGGAGGGGTTCATTGTTTAATGATGTTGCTGATGTTCAATTACCAACCACAGCTACACCATTCTTAGAAAGATTTAATGACCACGTTGGTGGAGTATCATTAGACCTAATAATAACGGTAATGGAAGACATGAACGCTTGTCCTATGTATGATTTACCTGAACCAACTGAAGCACCTATATGTGAGACCCCAACCCCGACTACAACACCAACCGCAACAATAACCCCAACTAATACTCCCACTCCTACAGTAACACCAAGTTAACAAATGGATGAGACATTATTAAATGAAATAGCTGAGTTATTAACAGCTTCGTTTAAGCGACAACTGGCAATACCAAGACAATCAACAAGATATGGTGGGCCAGGAATACCAGGAGCTCCAAAGCGTGGTGTATCACCACCAATAGCTTCAGGTAGATTGATTAGAGATATCAATGTTGAAGTAGTTGAAAATCCACAGACAGGATTTTACGAACTACAAATGAAGATGCCGATTGAAGGTCAGTTTATCAACGATGGTAGAAGACCTGGAAGATATCCACCAATTGCCCCAATAGATAAATGGGTAGTTCAAAAACAAGCTATGAGAGGTAGCATTAGGGACGCCAAAGGTAAGTTTATTAAAAGGAAAAGTTTGGTATATTTGGTTAGACGTTCAATTGGATTATACGGATATGGTGGTAATAGTTTCATAACAAAAGGTTATGAAGAAGTAGCCCCACAAATATTAGAACTATATGGAGATGCTGTAGCTGGTTATGTAGCCTTTGAAATAGATAAGTTTATAGATAAATTGAGAGATAATGATTAATTTTTTAAATACACCACCAAAGTTTTCACCTGTTTATACAGATGGATTATTCTTTACAGTATCAGCGGATACAAACTATTTTAAATTCAGATATGTTTATGACGTATATGTTGATAATGTTTTAATATTTCAAGGTAAAGCAACACCGAACCCATTTGAATTGGGGGTTATTGATGTATCAAGAATCCTTAAGTCTTATGTTAGTAATATTCCAATCTCAAAATGGAATACAACACCAATCTATACACACGAAACATTTCCATTTTCAAGACCTAATAACCCCGAAACAATCAACTACCAAGTGTATGTTGGTTATGAATACGCCAGTTCTGAATTAGCACAAGTAACAGGATTTACAGGTAATGATTCAACGATAGGGCCACCAGAAGTTACTGATGGATTATACAAAACATTCCAATCAACAATGGGGGTTAATGCCAAGTCAAACGAACAGAACTTTGATATAGGACAATTTGTTTTATCAGGAACCCCAACGGGTACAAACCCAACAGTTGATTGCTTATACCTCACCAATTCACCTCGTAATAGAGATTTAGACCCAAGTGAGTATTATACATTAGGATTTACAAACTATTATTTATCTGATAATGAATTATCAGAACCATATTATGTTTTATATAACTTTTATGATGAAGATGGTTTGTTGATAACTGGTGTGACTGTGGATAACATTACAACAAATGGTGGAGGCCCAAGAACAAGTTGTAATACTGTATATCAATCAACCGTATTAATTAACCCAAGTGGTAATACTGACTACAACACATTATATGTAGGAGCGGGGCCTATGAACCTTGACCCAATTATGCCACCAAATGCGGTACAATATACAGTTCAGCTATTTGGTAAGTTCACAGGAACAACATCACCAATACAACCTAGTCCAACCCCAACCCCAACCCCAACTCCAACTCCAATAGTAGGCCCTTGTGATATTTTTGAATGTGCGTCATATGCAGTAACTAATGAAAATATTAACCCTTGTGAATTTACATATTGGGATTGTTTAGAATCAAGATATAGAACAATATTAGTGGCACCTCAAACCTCATCTATAATTAATTGTAGTTGTCCTGAAAGTTTCGCTTATGAGTGTGATTTACTAGTTCAATATTCAGCTCCATGTATAACTCCAAGTCCTTGTACTACTTGTTATAGTGTTGTTGTTACTAACAATTCAGAGGAAGCTTGTACTTACACTTATTATAATTGTACTACACAAACTTATGTAACGGCAACACTACCTGGACAAACAGCAGTAGGATATCCTTGTATTTGTCCAACAATATCATCAAATTGTGAATCGTTAGAAGTAACAGTAGCAGAATATTGTTCAGGCCCTTTACCAACCCCAACTCCATCACAAGGGCCTAATACTTTAAATTGGTACTTTAGTAATCTATTAGGTGTATTTGCGGCTAACACCACATTGCCTAATTTACTAATAACACAATCATCAACAACATTAGTTAATGTAAATTCATTTAGTAGTGGTGTAGCTTATTTTACCGCAGGATTTTTAACATATTCTGCATCATTTGTTTACCAAAATAACGTAGGTAGTATAAACAATATAGCAATCGTTGCTGGAACGACATTAGGTGATGACACTTATGGTAGATTAGATATTCCAAGTCCAAGTAATGGAACAACATATACATTATCTCTTTCACCATATTTTCCAGCATCAGGTAACCTTTATGTAACAATTTTATCTAATTAAAAAATGAGTATCAAACCACAAGCAGTCCCAACTACCTATGTATTAGGTAATTGTTCAGGATACACACCAGTATCAGAAATATTCACAGTAAACATTAAACCTGTTTGTAATAGGTCAGGTGTGACAATGTATCAATTTATGTTTAAAAATAGATATGGTCATTATGACTACTATTTGTTTCAAGCGGGAAAAGATGAGGGATTGGATATTTCACGTGAAACATATAAAGAATGGAGTGTAGATTGGGGTGGGTCTAATCCAAGCAAAGAACCTTATTCAAGGGGAAGTGTTGACGCAACTGTATCAATAGTTGAAACTCATGTCGTTAATACAGGATTTTTAAATCAACCTGACTTTATGTTCTTAGAAGAATTATACACATCAAACGAGGTGTATGAAATACAACAAGATGGAAAATTAAGACCAATCAATATTGTTAACACAGAATTTATCCGTAAAAACAAAGGTAATAGAACCATAACAAATTTAGAAATGACCTATGTGTATAGTAACAACATAGCTTTAATGAACTAATATGGATACATCACTAATCCTATATCTTAATGGTGAATGGAAACTTGTAGACTTATATGAGGATTTACCAATATCTGTAGTTATTCAGGAAACTGATGTTACAGATTTTCAAGGTAGAAAATCCCCATATTCAAAACAATTTTCTGTACCAGGAACAAACAATAATAACCAAGTATTTGAACAATACTTTGAGGTTAATGGTATTGATTTTGACCCATTGGTTAAAATATCAGCAGTTGTTCAATATAGGGGAACAGATATATTCACAGGAACCTTAAGATTACAGGCGGTTATTATAAATGATACCTTCATTGAATATCAAGTTTATATCATCGGTGAGGTTGGTGATTTTATATCAGAGATTAAGGATTTAACATTACAAGATTTAAACTTTACAGACCTTCAACACGAGCTAACTTATGCTAACATACAATTATCTTGGGAGGGTAAGAATAATGATGTAGATGGGTTGTTTGGTGGTGCTGTGGTATATCCAATGGTCAATCAAGGATTACCTTATCCATCTTCATCATCAGCTGCTACTCCTGACTTTTCATATAGTTTTTCTGCAACAAGCAGTTTCTCAACATCAATAAATCCAATATCGGTTAATTATTTTAAACCAGCTATAAGAGTATCTGAGATAACGAAAAGAATATTTGAACAATCAAGTTATACAGTTAACTCCGATTTTTTTGAAACGGATTATTTTAAATCAATCTATATTGATACATTCCAAAATGGAAAATTGGAACTTGATGTTGCCTCTGCTGTTACAAATCAAAACTTATTTATATCATTTAGACCTAACTTAAGCTTACAATATGAAGGTAATAGAATTATAAGAATCCCATTTACAAAAAGTTTACCAGGTGGATTTGACCCACTAAATAACTTTTATGACGGTTCAGGAACATTTAGATGTCCATATTTAGGAGCATATTCATTTAACGTTAGATTTAATTATAAATCACAAGATTTTCTACAAATTAGAGGTTCATTTAGATTGGTTGCCAAAGTTGGTTCAAGTCCATCAAGTTTATTAACAACAGTATGGACAAGTGGTGAATATAAAGTAGGTTGGAGATTATCAGGCGGATTACAAGATGGTTCAGTCAATGAGTTCTTTACCGCCAATATGATACCAGGTTTATATATTGGAATATTCCTTGAAGAGTTAGATGACTATTTGGCAATAGGAGTTTTCAGACCAAGAGGTGGCTATAACTTAACCCCATTCAATTCAGGTGGTGTTGTTGATAATTTTATTAGATGGGATTTATATCTCTCACCAACTTTATCAGGAACAAAGATTGTAGATTTTAAATTGGGGGTGCCCAATATTAAATGTGAAGAATTTTTAAAGGCGTTAATCGTTATGTTTAATCTTGTTGTGGTTCAAGAAGATGAAAGTAGAACCTTAAAAATAATACCATATAATGAGTATTATAATGAACCTGATAGAATTGAAAGAGATTGGACACAGAAATTAGATTTAACATCATCATATAAGGTTGAACCATTATCTTTTGATTTACCAAAGGAATTAAATTACACCTACGCAATAGGTTCAGAAGAGTATTTAAACAAATTGTTTGAAGACACTAATGAGTTTAACTATGGTAGATTTAAGTTCATTTCAGCTTCAAACTTATTAACATCAACTCAAACATACGAGTTACCATTTGCAGCTTTACCAACATCTGGTGTTACAAATGCCCCGAATTTTATTATACCACAAACATATAGGTTATTAAATAATCAAGAAGCCGCCTATAGCGCAAAACCGCATATATTCTTTTGGACAGGAAACAGATATGCTTATACTGACGCACTAAAACAGAGACAAGGATTTTGGTATATGTTAGATGATAGTGGCGTTGCTCAACCACAAACTACATATCCTTGTATATCACACTTATCTTCTTTGGATATCTATGATTCAAATTATGTATCTGATTTAAACTTTGCATCAACCTTTGATTTTTTTGGTAATAGTAATACCCTTCCTGTTCAAAATACCCCTTATACACTCTATAATTCTTTTTGGACGGATTATATCAACAACAACTATTCAAATGAAACCAGAAGGTTTACAGGTAGGTTCTGGCTATATCCATTAGATATCTACGAGACAAGTTTAACAGATAAGATTTATATTAAGGATTCATTCTATCGTATTGAAAAAATAAATGAAGGAAACTTAATTGAACCAACATTAACTGAAGTATCTTTAATTAAAGAAAGGGGTGGATATTATAATATAGACCCACCATCACCATTTTATTTTGTTGAACCAAACGCACCATATCCATCATTTTCAGGATTAAATGTATTCACTTGTTTTGTTAGTTTAGATTCGTTCTTGGTATGTAATGGAACTGCGCCAGTTACCAGTATTTTTAAACAAGGAGCAGCACCATTACAAAATGGTTCAATACTATACATATTTAATGGTTTTCAATACATACCACTACCTCAAGGAACATTCGTCAGACAGACGACATCGGCTGATACTTATGTAGTAATAAACAATATAGGACAAATAATACAAGCAACTTGTTAACATGGCTGAAAAAGTAATTGGACTCCGCATTCAACTCAATGGTTTTAATGGTGTAATAACCAGTATAAAACAACTAGAAGAAGAATTAGTAAAAGCAAAGCAAGACCTCAACGAATTAGAAATTGGTAGTAACAATTTTAAAACACTACAAGGTGAAATATCAAGAACTGAAACCAAATTACAAGGGTTAAGAAAAGCCTCAGAAGGTATTGGTCTTGAAAAACAATTAGAAGGTTATGGTAAATTAGCAGGTGGTATTACCTCATCGTTTGCTGCAGCACAGGCAGCAGTTGCATTATTTGGTAATGAATCAACTCTTGTTGCCGAAGCTGCGGCTCAAGCTCAAAACTTATTAACATTAGCATTAGCCGCAAGAGGTATTCAAGAGGTTGCCGTTGGAGCTCAGATTGTTGCAAGGACTGTTGCTGAAAAAGCTGCAACTGCCGCAACACTAACAACTAATACAGCCCTTAAAGCTCTATACACAACAATCGCCGCCAACCCTATTGGTGCGTTAGTTACCGCAATTGGTTTATTAGTAGGTGCTGTAATAGCGTTCAGTTCAGAAACAAAAAAGGCTATCAATGTTCAAAAAGAACTTGGAAAGGTTACTTCAGATGAAGCGTCAAAACTAAAAGTTTATGGTCGTATTCTTACTGATGTAAATTCAACAAACAGACAAAGAAAAGAAGTAGTTGATGAATTAAAGAAAACTTATCCAGGATTTAATGCTTTAATTGACAAGGAAAATAGGTTAAATGAAGATGGTAAAAAGTTTTTAGATGCTAAAATTAAATCATTAGTATTAGAAGCTCAAACCAAACTTATTGTTCAGAAGATTGCTGAAAACAACAACAAGATTATTGAAGAAGAAAATAAGACAGTTGAAGAAAGTATTACAGGATGGCAGAAATTTACTAACACACTATTAGGTGGAGTATCAGTATATGGTTCATACAGAACAGCGATTTTAAATGGTGAAGATGCTATTAAAAATCAAAAAGAAGCAATCAAAGATATAAATCAAGAAAATGAACAATGGTATAATTCATTAAAAAATATATTTGAAGCTTCAGGTTTGGTTGATGATACGTTAGACCCAATCAACGCTAAATTAAAAGCTCAGGCTCAAGCTGAAGCTGACTTAGCCAAAAATACAAATGAGGCTGCAAAAGCAACAGACGCTCAAGTTGCATCACAAAAGAGATTACAAGCTCAATTAAGTTTAGTAGAACAAACTTATCAAACCACATTAGAAAGAATTAAAGAACTTGTTAATATATCATCAATTAAAGTTGATGCCCCACAAATCATTAAACAATTAGAAGATATTGTTAGTGCTCGTAAAGCATTGGTTCCTGATACAATCGTTGATGTCTTTGATAAATTGGGGATAACTATTAGAACTTTTAATGGTCAAATTATTGGTTTATATGATGCAGCATCAAGAGGAAATAAAGAATTAAAAACATTAGGTAGTCAATTAGGCGATACTGTTTCAGTATTATCGGATGAGTTCGGTATTTTCTATGATAAGGTTAGAGAAGATTTATCCATTAAATCATTATCACAAAGTGTTGTTGATTTTGGTTCCACAGTTGATACTGTATTAAACC